GGTCTTTTTTAACGCTAACCCACAACTCGCCATGAAACGAACCCGAGCCACTTCTGCCGAAAGCGCAGTCAAGGCGATGGTGAACGCGGCGAAGGGCGATCTTCAGCCGCCGGCTCACGTCAAGCTGCGTGAAGGGGATGGGCCGTTCTGGACCGCTGTCGTGCGCGCACGCGCGAGGGACGAGTGGTCTGAGGCTGATTTGCTCGTGGCGGCGCAGCTGGCGCGATGCCTCCATGACATCGAGGTGGAGCAGACCGCACTGGACGCCGAAGGCACCGTGACCAAGAACGACCGGGGCACGAACGTTGTGAATCCCCGGGTGTCGGTTCTCGAGCAATTCGCTCGGCGCGAGATGGCCCTGATGCGCACACTTCGCATGGGTGGCCGGATTGCTGGCGACCTGAGAGACGAATCGGGCAAGCGCAAGATCGAGCGCACCGCCCGCAAGGTCCGCGAAGAACTCGAGGACGACGGACTGCTGGCGTGAAGAAGAAGCTGACGCGCGGCCAGAAGGTCGTTGCGTTCATCGAGAAGTACTGCCTGGCACCCGAGGGCGACAACATCGGGCAGCCGATGAAGCTGGAGCCGTTCCAGCGGAAGTTCGTGCTGGAGATTTACGACAACCCCTACGGGACACACAGCGCGTACCTGAGCATTGCGCGCAAGAACGGAAAGACAGCGCTGATCGCGGCAATCCTGCTGGCCCACCTGGTGGGCCCGGAGGCGGTGCAGAACAGCCAGATCGTGAGCGGCGCCCAGTCGAAAGAGCAGGCCGCGGTGATCTTCGAACTGGCGCGGAAGATGGTCGACATGAGCACGGCGCTCACGCCGCTGGTTCGGATTCAGCCGAGCGGCAAGAGGTTGATCGGCTTGCGCAAGAACGTGCTGTTCCGCGCGCTGGCTGCTGAAGGAAAGACCGCGCACGGGCTTTCGCCGATCTTGGCGATCCTCGATGAGGTCGGGCAGGTGGTGGGGCCCACCGACAAGTTCGTGACGGCGATCACTTCGGCCCAAGGCGCGTACCAGAACCCGCTGCTGATCGCGATCAGCACGCAGGCGCCGACGGATGCGGACATGTTCTCGACGTGGATCGACGCGCACAAGGCGGCGCCGGACCCTCGAGTGGTGTGCCATGTGTACTCAGCGCCGGAAGACTGCAACCTGGATGACCGGAAAGCATGGGCTGCGGCCAATCCTGCTCTTGGCAAGTTCCGCTCCATTGCCGACGTCGAGAAGCAATGCAAGGCAGCGCAGGAGATGCCAGCGAACGAGCCAGAGTTTCGCAACCTCATCTTGAACCAGCGCGTTGAGGCGGTGTCGCCCTTCGTTGCAGGTTCGGTGTGGAAAGAGAACGGCGCCGAGTGTGGCCCGATCGAGAAAAAGAAGGTCTGGGGCGGCCTGGATCTTTCGAGCGTCAACGATCTGACCGCGCTTGAGTTGGTGACCGAGGACGGCGGCGTCCATTCGGAGTTCTGGCTGCCGTCGGAAGGCCTGGCGGAGAAGTCCCGCAAGGACCGGGTGCCCTACGACCTGTGGGCAAAGCAGAAGTTCTTGAATACGACGCCCGGCCGCGCGATCGAATACGAGTTCATCGCCGAGGCGCTGCGCGGTGTTTTTGACCGTTGCGACGTGCAGAAGATTGCCTTTGACAGAGCGTTGTTCGAGCACCTGAAGCAGTGGCTGGTGAAGGCTGGCTTCTCAGAGGCGGAGCTTGCGAAGTTCGAACCGTATGGACAGGGAACGCTGTCGATGACGCCGGCGCTGCGCGAGTTGGAAGTGAAGCTGCTCGGACGGCAGCTGCGTCACGGCAACCATCCCATCCTTGAGATGTGCGCCAGGAACGCGAAGGTGATCGGGGATTCCGGTGCTCGGAAGTTCGACAAGAAGAAGGCGCGCGGGCGCATTGACGGAATGGTGGCCCTCGCAATGGCCGTCGGCGTCATGCCGCACGAGCAGGTGGAGAAAAAGAAACTCGTGCTGGCGACAGCGCGCTGAACCATGGCCTGCAAATGCATTGACCGCCAGCGGAAGCTGACCGAATGGCTCTGCCGCAAAGGCATGACAAGCATGTGCAGGCGGGCTCAGGCCCGACTCGCTCGAATGGAGGCGCAAGCCAAATGAAAATCGATCGCGCGTACAGCCTTCTTGAAATGAAGGCGCTGGACGAGGATAGCCGGACGATCTCCGGCATGGCGACGACACCCGAGACCGACCGTGTCGGCGACATTGTCGATCCCATGGGCGCGACCTTCGCGAAAGAGATCCCGCTGCTGTGGCAGCACCAGCACGACAAGCCGGTGGGCATGGCCACCTTCGGCAAGGCGACGAAGAGCGGCATTCCGTTCACGGCCAGCCTTCCGGTGATCGCCGAGGCCGGCGCGCTCAAGGACCTGGTCGACATGGCCTGGCAGTCGGTCAAGGCAAAGCTCGTGCGCGGCGTGTCGATCGGCTTCCGCGCGCTGGAGTACTCGTTCATGGACGAGGGCGGCATTCGCTTCGTGAAGACCGAGATCTACGAGCTCTCGCTTGTGACGATCCCAGCCAACGCCTCGGCCACGATCCAGACCATCAAGGCCATGGCCAGCCATCGGGAGGCAACCCGTGGCGTTCAACTGATCACCCGCGCCGCAGAAGTGCCGCGCGACCTGAAAGGCGCGATTCCTCTGATCCGCCGCTGACCTTCCGGCCCGCCGTTGCACGCGGGCTCGCTGAGTCATCCACCAATTCGGCCGCCTTCGGGCGGCTTTTGCATTTCAAGGAGCCAATCATGGCAAAGACGTTCGCAGAACAACTGGCCGACCTGAAGGCCACCCGTGCTGCCAAGCACGAAGAGATGAAGGCCATCGGCCAGAAGTCGATCGACAAGGGCACGTCCATGGACACCGCCGAAGCCGAGCAGTTCGACACGCTCGACGGCGAGATCAAGCGCCTGGACGGCGACATCGCGCGCATCACCAAGCTCGCCGAGATGGACAAGGAAACGCTCAAGGGCGTGAGCGACACCGAACAGCGCGAACAACCGGCCCGCGGCGGCAGCGATCTCGCGCCCCTGCAGCTGCGCGAAGGCCCCGAAAAGCTCGACAAGGGCATCGCCATGGCGCGCTATGCCATGTGCCTGATCAAGGCCAAGGGCAACCACGCCATGGCCTTCCAGATGGCTGCGAAGCACTTCCCCAAGACCGAGGCGGTTGTCCGCACTCTCAAGGCCCAGGCCGAAGGCGCAGACCTCGGCAAGCTCATGCAGATGAAGGCCACCGTCGCTGCTGGCGACACGCTGAACGCCACCTGGGCCGCTCCCCTGGTCGATGTTGCCACCTTCGCCGGCGACTTCATCGAGTTCCTGCGCCCCCGCACGCTGATCGGCCAGGCCAACTTCCGCCGGGTTCCGTTCAACGTCCGCATCGCGGCCGCAACGGCGGGTGGCACGGCCTACTGGGTCGGCCAAGGCAAGGCCAAGCCGGTGACCTCGTTCGGTTTCGGCGACACCACGGTGCCCTTCACCAAGGTCGCCGCGATCGCCGTGATCACGCAGGAACTGGCGCGGTTCTCGGACCCCAGTGCTGAAGCGCTCGTGCGCGACATGCTGGCGGATGCCGTCATCGAGCGCATCGACATCGACCTGATGGACCCGGACAAGGCTGCTGTCGCGAACGTGTCGCCCGCCGGCCTGCTGAACGGTGTGACCCCGGTCGCGGCCGGTCAGATCGATCCGGGCGATCCGGTGTCCGTGCGTTGCGCCATCGCGCTGCTGTGGGCGCAATGGGATTCCACGTACCTCGGCGCGCGGCCGGCCTACTACACCACCCCCGCGGTGGCTCGTATGCTGGCCTTCTCGCGTGACCCGCTGGGCGCCCGCGCGTTCCCGGAGATGACGCCGCAGGGCGGCACGCTGGACGGCGTGCCGGTGCGCGTGTCGCAGTACCTGGCCAACAACGGCGGCTCGGGTGGCGCGATCCTCGCGCTGATCGACGAGGCGGAAATCTTCCTGGCCGACGACGGCGCGGTGACGGTGGACGCTTCGGAGCAGGCCAGCATCGAAATGAGCGATACCCCGGCTGGTTCTTCGAACCCCGCGGTTGCCGCCTCGAGCGTGAACCTGGTGTCGATGTGGCAGACCAACAGCATGGCGCTGCGTGCGGAGCGGTTCATCTGGTGGGGCAAGCGCCGCGCCGGTGCTGCCCAGTGGATCGACGGCTTCCCGACGAGCTGCTGATCGACAACTGACGAGTGAAAAGAGGCCCCAGCCCGGGCCTCTTTTTTCGTCCAAGGAGAGCACATGGACAGAGTCGAATTCACGTTCCGTCGCGGCGGCCGCACCCAGATGGTGACGCCGACGCAGGCGAAGGTGTTGCAGCGTGCCGGCCTGGGCACCTACCAGACCCGCGACATGGCTGCGCAGCCAATGGTGACGCGCCCCATGGTGGCGCAAGTGGCCACGCCTCCCGCGGTCGAGGCGGCTCCTCTGGCCGATGACGGCCTCGAAGGCCTCGACAAAGAACAACTGCACGCCCTCGCGAAAGAGCGCGGCGTCAAGGTTCATCACATGGCCGGCGCCGACAAGGTGCGCGCCGCCCTGCGCGAGGCAGCATGAAGATTTTCGGGCTCACGATCACGCGCGAAGGCGCTCAGAAGGCGCTGCACAACGTCGGCAGTGGCTTTCGGGATGGCTGGCGCCGGATTCTTGAGCCCTTCAGCGGCGCCTGGCAGCGCAACATCGAAGAGAAGCGCGGCGACCTGCTGACCTACCCGACGCTGTACGCCTGCATCTCGCGCATCGCTTCCGACATCGGGAAGCTGCCGTTCACGCTTCAGCAGCTGCTCGAGTCGGGAGTATCCAAGAGCACCACGAACGCCGCGTACTCGCCGGTCCTGAACAAGCCAAACGGCTTCCAGACGCAGGGCCAGTTCCGCGAGTACTGGATGATCGCCAAGCTGACTCATGGCAACACCTACGTCCTGAAGCGCCGCGATGCGCGCAATGTTGTCGTCGACCTCTACATCCTCGATTCCTGCCGCGTGCAGCCCATGGTGTCGGATGCTGGCGAGGTCTACTACCAGCTTTACACCGACCCACTGAACACGCTGCCAAAGGACTATCCGGCCGCCGGCCTGATCGTGCCGGCCAGCGAGATCATTCACGACCGGTGCATGACGCTGCATCACCCGCTGATTGGCATTCCGCCACTCGCCGCGGCGCACTGGCCCGCGCTGAAGAACATGAAGATCATGCGCAGCGCGACCGAGTTCTTCGCGAACAACGCGCAGCCGGGCGGCATCTTGACCGCGCCGGCCGGCATGAGCGAAGAAGACGCGGCTGACGTCAAAAAGTACTGGGAAACCGAGTTCACCGGGTCCAACGCCGGCCGTGTGGCCATCATCGGCGCGGACATGAAGTTCACCCCCTTCGCCATGAAGAGCATCGACTCCCAGATGGTCGAGCAGATGCGCTATTCGGACGAGCAGATCTGCCAGCCGTTCGGCATCCCCCCGTTCAAGGTGGGCATCGGCACGATCCCGTCGGGCCTGGGCGTCGACGGCGTAAACCAGATGTATTACCAAGACGCGCTGCAGACGCACATCGAGCACATGGAGGCGCTGCTCAACGAGGGCCTGAAGATTGCCGCGCCCCTGAGCGTCGAGCTCGACCTCGAGCCTCTGCTGCGCATGGACGAATCCAAGCGCGCCGATGTTGAAAGCAAGCTGGTCGGCGGGAAGATCAAGTTGCCCGACGAGAGCCGGATGCGCTTCAACCTGGCACCGACGCCCGGCGGCGACACCCTGTGGGGCCAACAGCAGGACTACCCGCTCGGCATGCTGAAGGACCGCAAGGACTGGGACCCCAACATGCAGCCGCCGGCGCCCCCGCCTCCCGCACCGCCGGCGCCCGCACCGGATGTCCAGCCCTCTGCCGAGCCGAGTGAGGACAAGAAGGCGCTGAAGTCTGAAATCGAGATGCACCGGGCGATCCGCGCCGCGCAGCAACGGCGCAAGCACCATGAAAGGAACGCCCATGTTTGACCCGGAAGCCTTCGGTGCGGCCATGGCCGACCTTATCGAAGAGGCGGTCGCTCCGTTGCAAAAGCGCATTGGAGAGTTGGAAGCGCAGTTGGCAAAGCCCGTCGACGTGTCAGCACAGGTTGAACGCGCTGTTGCTGCGGCCGTAGCGGCATTGCCGGCGCCTAAGGATGGGAAAGATGGGCTGGACGCGGCGCCGGTGGCTATTGGGGACGTGGTCGCCGAAGTGCTGCGGCAGATTCCTCTGCCGACCAACGGGACTGATGGACGCGACGGGTTGAACGGCATCGATGGCGTCAAGGGCGCCGACGGTCTGGGTCTCGCCGGCGCCATGATCGACCGCGCCGGCGCTCTCTTGATCACGCTGACGAATGGCGAGGTGAAGAACCTTGGCCCGGTGGTTGGCAAGGATGGCGTCGACGGGAAAGATGGCCTCAGCCTCGAAGGATTCGAGCTCGAATACCTGCCCGAGTCGCATGAGATTGCGTTGAAGGCCACTGCCGTCGGCCGAGTGAAGGAACTGCGCTACCCCGCGGGCGGCATCCGGCCGGCCGGCTACTGGCGCGAGGGCACCAAGGCCAAGGCCGGAGAGGCTTGGGTGCACGATGGTTCCACCTTCTACGCCAAGAACGACACAGCCGCGAAGCCTGAATCGAAGTCCGACGACTGGATCATCGGCGCGCGCCGCGGCCGCGATGGCGAGACCACGGTCAAGACCGTGAACGCCGGGCCCGCGCCCGGGGTCAAGTTGGGAGCCTGACATGGTTGCCCTCGTCACCCTCGAGGAGGTGAAGTCGCAGCTGATGATGGACAACGATGCGGCCGACGGCTGGATTACGCTGATGATTCAGGCCATCAGCGGCGCGGTCATGACTTGGCTCAAGGACGAATGGCGCGCCTACGTCGTGCTGCTGGGCGCCGACGGCAAGCCAGTGCTCGACAGCAACGGCGATCCGATCGTGTCGCTGGACTCGAATGGCGACCCGATAGTCAAGCCGGTGGTCAAGGCGGCAACGCTGGTCGAGATCGCCTCACAGTTCCGATTCAGGGATGGCGATGGTGCAGCCGCGGTGCCGGCCACCTCGGGCCATGGCTACGTGCTGGGCGCTGGCGCAACCAATCTGCTGTCGGGGCTTCGCCGCTCCACCGTCAAATGACGCTCGCCGCCGGCCGTCTCCGCCATCGGGTGCTGATCGAGCGCAAGGACCTCGCGCGCGACAGCAACGGCGAGGTCCTTCAAGATCCCGATACTGGCGACACGCAGGAAGTCTGGGTTGCAGTGGCCGAGGTCTACGCGGCGATCGAGCCGCTGAGCGCGCGTGAGTTTCTGGCTGCGCAGGCGGTGCAGTCTCAGGTGACGGCGCGGATCGTCATCCGGCACCGTCCGGGCATGGTCGGCGCGCTGCGCCTGGTGCACATGGTGAATGGAGCTCGAGGCACCGTCTACAACCCCGCCGGATTCCTGCCGGACAAGGAATCAGGTCTCGAGTACCTGACTTCGCCGGTGAGTGCCGGCGTGAGCGACACCGGGCAATGATCTTCGCGGTGCTGGCGACCGGGCCTAGCATGTGCCGTCCGGTCGCCGACAAGGTGCGCGGCCGCGCTCAGGTGGTGGCTGTATCAGACGCCTACCGCCTGGCGCCGTGGGCCGACGCGCTGGCGTCGACGGACTTTTCATGGTGGCGGCAGCATCCAGAGGCCGCTACCTTCAAGTGCCGCAAGTTCAGCGGCATGGTGGATTACCAGAATGTAGAGGGCGTGGAAAAGCTCGCCGGCGAGAGTGCGACGAACTCCGGTCTGCTGGGGGTCAAGGCTGCCGTCCTGATGGGCGCGAAGAAAGTTCTGCTGTGTGGTTTCGACCTGCACAGCCCGGGCGAGCACTTCTTCGGCCGGCATGGCGGCTCGCTGAGGTCGACCACCACGCAGCGCATGGAAGCCTTCAAGCATCAGTTCGAGCGGTATCAGCCGCGCGGCGTGGAAATCATCAACTGCACGCCCGGCTCGGCGCTGCGCGTGTATCCGACGGCCAGCCTTGATGCGTGCCTTGCTGAACCTGCGCTACACGGTTCCTGAGCGTCGGGCGGCCTTTGAGAAGGGGCTGAAAAGGATCGGTGATCCGGAAGTGTTCGTGACGTGGAACCGAATCGGTGCCGCCGACCATGTCGCGAAGCAGCACGAAGCCCGCGGCATACCGGTCATCGTGGCCGAGAACGCGGCATGGGGGAACGACTTCGCCGGTCGGCAGTGGTACTCGCTGGCTCGAGGCATGCACAACACGGCGGGGCGCTTCCCGGTCGACGGCTTCGAGCGATTCGACGGCCTGGATGTGGATCTCCAGGCCTGGCGAACTGAAGGAGAGCGCGTGGTGCTTCCGCAGCGCGGCATCGGCCCTGCCGGTGTGGCAATGCCAAGAGACTGGGCTGCGCACCAGAAGGGGCGCATAAGGGTTCATCCCGGCACCCGGGCATGCGTGCCGCTGGAAAAGGATCTGGCCGCCGCCGGTGAGGTGGTGACGTGGGGGAGCGGCGCGGCGATCAAGGCTTTGATGTGGGGCATCCGGGTTGAGTCGCAAATGCCGGCATGGATCGGCGAGCAAGACAACACAGATGCCGGGCGGCTGGCGATGTTCAGACGCTTGGCGTGGGCTCAGTGGACGCTCGAGGAAATCGAGAGCGGCGAGCCATTCGAGAGGCTGATTCGATGCGATTGCTGATGACGGG